TGTAAACATTAAGTAAGTTACCAAATAGTAAGTTAAACCCGGGGGGTGGGGATACAACCTCACCCCCTTTAATTTAAAAATAAAATATGGCTTGTGAATTAACCACCGGATTTACCCTCGATTGCAAAACCGCATCGGCAGGTATTAAGACAATTTGGCTCGTTGAATTTGATGCCAAATCTACCCTAACTAAATCAAGCGGAGAAGTTTCCGCCCACACCTTGTCAGGTGGCAAATCTTATTTCAAGTACGAACTTGAAAAAGAAACTGCATCCATGACTTGGCGTACTATCCCCTCAACCGAGAACGGCACTGTATTTTATGAAGCCGACCTCGTTGCACGTCTGCACAAAGTAACCACCGCCCAGCGCAACGAAATTAAACTGTTGGCCCAGAACCGCATGTTGGCCATTGCCCTTGATGCAAGTGGCGACTACTGGCTGCTGGGTGCTGATTACGGTGTTCAGTTGCAGCAGAGCGAAAGCAACTTTGGTCAGGCATTTGGTGACTTCAAAGGTCACGTTTTAAATTTCTTGCACAAAGAAACCGATTTGCCTTTGAAAGTTCAAGCGGCTGTTGTATCTTCGCTCGCTCTTGGTTCTTAATTGATTTAAGTGTTTCATGCAAAGGGGGCTGCCATTCGGTAGCCCTTTTTGTTTAACATCAAAACTATCTACTTTTATAGTTGATGTTGTACATCACAAAAGGCGGCACACCAGAGTTGATAATCACCGGAAAGGAAAAGGTGACGGTATCCCCGTTGTATTATCTATTGGTGTTCGAAAGTGAAATGTCGCAGGAACGCAAGGCATTTATCGTGGCAGATACAAGCACAGCACCTAATAGATATCAGTTATTTTCATTTGTTGAGGGCAGCAGCACCGCCAAAACTTTGGCCGTAGGTACGCATTATTGGTCACTATACGCACAGACAAGCCCCACGAACACAAATTATTTGTTGGCAAACGAGGAAATTGACCGGGGCCTTGCATACGTTTCTACCAGTCACACACCATTTAACGACCACGAGGTCAACACAACGATTAAACAGCACAACGTAGGATGAGTTTTGAACTATTAAGAATAAATTTTGCCGAAAGCAAGTTGCCCGTATTCAAAGAGAATAAGAATAAGGGCATCATGTATTACGGGGAAAGCAATGATTTCCCACAGCACCTATTGGAATTTTACAACCGCAGCCCAAAACATGGTGCTATTGTTCGTCAAAAAGCACGTTTTGTGGCAGGTGAGGAAACCATTGTGGAGGGCAACCCCAACGCTGTCAAAATAATCGACTACGTGAACCCTTATGAGGGTGTGCAGGAGTTCAAAAACAAGTTGGCACTTGACTATGAGTTGTTCAATGGCTTTGCATACGAGGTACATTACAACAAATTGGGGCAGTTGGCAGCACTTTACCACATAGATTTTAGTAAAGTTAGGACACTGGATCACGAAAGATACTGCTTCGCTGAGGATTGGAAAAAAGCAAAGGCTGAAGACATCAAACATTACCATCCTTTCAACCCGAAAAAGGCGCAGCCGATGGAAGTGCAGTTATTCTATTTCCGTGAATATGCACCGGGATTGGGTGTTTATCCTCTGCCACCTTATCAGCACTGTTTGCAGTATATTGAAATTGATGTTGAGATAGCAAATTTTCATAACAACAATATTCGTAATGGATTTTCCAATGGAACGCTGGTGCAGTTGTTTAAAGGACAGCCATCGCAAGAGATTGCATACGAATTTGAGCGCAAGTTCAAGGCCAAAACAACGGGAACGGACAATGCTGGTGGTGTCTTAATTCAGTTCAACGAAATGAACGAAAAGGAAGCCACCATCAACCATCTGCAACCGAGCGAAATGGACAAGCAGTTTTTGCAGTTGAATGAAACGGTGCAGGATGAAATCTTTGTCGGTCACAACTTCCCCAAAATTCTGCTCGGCTATGCCACAGAGGGCGCATTGGGGCAGCGTAACGAAATGATACAGGCGTATGAGTTGCTGCACAAATCGTACATCAACCGTAGGCAAAGCAAAATAGAAACGTGCCTTGAAACCACACTTGAGGTAGTTTATCCGGGCATTCAAATCAGCACCAAAGACAGCGAGTTTTTAGGCTTGGATTTTGTTGCCTTGTATCAGGCAAACATTGCCACGCTTGAAGAGACACGCAACGCACTCGGATTGCCTACAACACCGCAACCACAGGCAGTCAGTTTTTCATCACAAATCAAATGCGAGTGCGAATTGTGGAAAGACAGCGACATCGAGGTATTTGCCAAGTTTGGCGTGAGTGCTGACGAGTTTGAAGATGTGCCGATGTTCTTTGCATTGGACACAAAAGAGAAAAAAGTACTTGCAGTAGTAACGGCAGATGAAAAAGCAACTGTAAAAAACATTGCTGATGCGGTGAAATTGGATGAGCCGGAAGTTATTGAGATACTGAAAAAACTGCAATCAGATGGCAAACTGAACTGGACAAACAATGCCATCAAAATCACCGATATTGGCAGGGCAGATATTCAAGATGAGGGATTGCCAAAAATTGAGGTGAGATACAAATACGATTTAAGCCCAGATGCACCACCTTTGATGCCCGGTGGAAAGAGCCGAGAGTTCTGCATCAAAATGATGGACCAGAAAAAACTATACACCCGTGATGAAATCGACCAAATCAGCGCGATTGTAGGTTACAACGCATGGCTTCGCAGAGGTGGTTGGTACACCGTTCCAAACAGTGACCCACCGTTGCACATTCCGCACTGCCGTCACGAATGGGTACAAAGAGTAGTAAGGAGAAAAGGATAATGGCAACATTTGCATTTTTTATAAGCGAACAAGACGTCAAAAAGAACACCCCGATTGACGAAAACGTAGACAGCAAGCTGCTCCAAACAGCTATGCGTACTGCACAGGATATCTACATCAGGGATATTTTGGGCAGTACTTTGTATGACAAGCTGTGCGATGACATCAACGGCGCTGGATTGGCAGGGGATTACCTGACTTTGGTCAATAAATACATAGCACCTTGCCTGTATCATTACGTTGTGACTGATAGTATGCTTCCGATGACGTTCAAAATGATGAACAAATCAGTTGCAACACGGGGTGCGGAAAACGCAAATGCCATTGATGTTGACCAATTACGCATGATTGAGCAGCGTTATCAGCAGAAAGCCGAGTATTACGGGGAAAGATTGCGCCTTTATCTATGTGAAAACATGGAACTTTTCCCTGAATACAAGACCCCGGCAAGCGGATTGGATGTCATAAACCCCCAAGATCAGGCTATTTTTGGTGGTTTTATGCTCGGCGAAGACGAAGAATATAAATTTTTACGTGGTTTTTTTAGATGAACAAAATACGTATAAAGAACGAAAACAAATTAAAGCACTATTTAAGTGGTAACGATAAACCAACTATTAGCAGCACTGACAAAAGCAGGGCAAAATCACAAGCAGATAAAGGCAACAATCGTTAATGTTGAGCCGAACATCAACACAAACGGTGAACAGCTTTATCCGTTAATGCGGATTTTCCCCGATGGCTCACAGGTGACCGTTGATAAGGTTATCTACCGCTTTGCCGTTGCTATTGCCGACCGCCACAGAGAGGATTTCTCCGATGCTGTGGAACGTATATCTGATATGCACACCGTGATGCTGGATATTTACTCCATGCTGCGTTACGTTTATCGTGGCAACATTGCCGGAACGTGGGTAATAGCTGACAGTATTACGCCCTTTTATGACGCACAAACAGACATCGTTTCCGGTGTGGCTTGTGTAATAGAATTTCATTGCAGTAACCTACGGGATTATTGCGATACTCCCAATAACAATTTAACATTTCCAACAATAGAATAAAAATATGTCAACTTCATTAGAATTTATCAGCGGCTTTACGGGCTGCAAAGTTATCAGCAACACATCTGCGAACACTGGCCGTTTCCAGGGCTTTGTAGTTAATGCCGATGCGGTAGTTTCTGCATGCTTGGATGAGAATAGCGCAAGCCTTATGACCACAATCGGATTGACTGGCGTAACCTTAAAACAAGGCACATTCATCAGCGTACAAGAGGGCAAGTACATCAGCAGCATCACGCTGACAAGTGGTAGCATCGTAGCATACAACGTATGATAAGGCGGGGCATAGGTGTTCAGCCATATACTGCCGTTATTGGTGGGGTAATTCCATTGCTTGATACTTATGGTTCGGCTGCTGCGGCTTATAGCGTAAGAAAATTGCGTACATTATACACGGGCAATGCTATACGAGTGCGTAGGTCATCTGATAACACCGAGCAGGATATTGGATTTGACATCAATGGTAATTTAAATGAAAGTGCATTGACTACATTTGTTGGTGCTGGTAATGGATTTGTAACAACTTGGTATGACCAGAGTGGTAACGGCAGAAATGTGACACAAGCAACAGCAACTTTTCAGCCGCAAATTATACAATCAGGTTCTTTAATCACAGAAAATTCAAGAGCCAGCATAAGATTTGACGGCAGCAATGATTTTTTGCTTAATACAACAAAAGGTTTTGCCGTAAATAATATCACTCACTTTGCCGTAAGTACTCGTGACACAACTGGGGTATTTCAACCAATTTTCTCTACTGGTATTTTATCAGGTAGCATAGGTTTTGGATTTTATTATACCAACACAAATTTGATTACACAACAAACACGAGATAATGTAAATGTAAGCTCTATTGGTGATTATGCAAATACACAAGGAAACTTAAATTTAATTAGTGCTGTTAATACAACTACGACTATTAATGTTTATTTTAATGGAGTAAATAACGTAAATGCTAATCACACCATATCTGGTAATTCTAATGGCTATATGGCATTTGGGACAAGATTTGATAGCACAAATGGAAATCTTTTTGCATTAAACGGCAAAGTTTCTGAATATATTTTTTGGCAAAATAATTTGTCGGCCAATTTAGATGCAATTGAAATCGATGTAAATAATTATTATACAATTTACTGATGCTTGGATATAAATATAATACAGAAGATGAAGCAATTACAGCACGTGAAGCGTGTGATGCTTTCTATGGAATACCCGTTGCACCTGATGATGTTACACAAAACTGGGTTGAGTATTCATTTGCATCAATGAACATACCACAATTTTGGTTTATTGTTTATGATGAAAGTTTGCTGCCTGTTTTTGG